TCCATCGCCAGCAGCGCCTCGCCGCTGGGGTCGCCGCCCTGCTGATAGAAATAGTGGCGCGGCGTGCGCGTAATGATGCCGATGTCCGCCGACAGCTTGTTGATCGCATTCAGATAGTTCTGCAACTCCGTCGCCGCAAACTGCCCCGGCGTCGTCGCCTGCATCCCCTGTTCCGCCGCCACCAGGTCCCAGATGGCGTTGGGGTTGTTCTTCAGGTTGGCGATGCCCGCGCTGCTGATCACATAGCGCTGCGGAAATGCCCCGAACTCCGCCGCCACCATCATGTCCGCCAGCAGCTTGTTCACCGCGTCCTGCACCTCCACCACATTCACCAGTTGCGACTTCGGCTTGCGCCGGTTGGACCGGAAATGAAAGACCGGAATCTGCCCGTAAGGGTTCTCCGCCACCGTCGCACCGTCCGGCCCCGACGCCCACGGCTCGAACGCCTTCGCCGTCGGCGTCTCCCCCGCCTTGTACGAGCGCCGGCTGGCGTAGTATTCCAGCCGATCCGCATAGTAGAGCGTCAGGCGGATGCCGTCGCCGTTGTTCCACCACTTCGCCGCAAAGCGCATCTGCCGCGGGTTCTCCGCGTCATACTCCGCATGGCAGAGCCGGGCGTCGTTGTGGAACGCCTGCACCACGCCCTCTTCCTCGTCCGGCCAGGCCACCACGAACGATTCCCCCGTGACCGTTACATCCTCATGCACGCCATACTCATCGTCCACCAGCCCCGTCTGCTCCCAAAGGCCCGCCAGTTGCGCCGCCAACGCTTCATTCCCGGCCACCGTCGGCGTGTACAGTTCCAGCCGGTCGAGCACGCTGTCCACCACCACCGCACACCAGTTCTCCGTGAAGCGCGCTTCGAGGCCGCTGAAGATTTCCTTCAGCTTTTCACTCGAATAGACCAGCGGCTGCTCGCCGTCATAGTAGCGCCAGAGCGCATCATAGCGCCGCTTCTTCCCCGTCAGCGCCGCCACCGCCAATTCCAGATCACTCGCCATCGCTCACCCCCGAACAGTCCCCTGCTCCCGAACCATTTTCACCAGGTCATTGAACGCGCCGCTCGCCGCGTCCACCTCATCGTCATGCGCCCCTTCTGGGAACGCGTGCAGCGTGCGCAGAAACCGGTCATTCCACGCGCCGCGCACCAGCTTCACATTCCCCGCTTCCGCCTGCGCCGCCAGCCCCTTCGCCCGCATCACCTTGTCACCCTGCGGCTGCACCGCGCGCACGTCATACCCGGCCAGCAGCGCCGCCGTGTTGCGCGCATCGCGCACCCCACTGGCGCCGCCCTCCCGCTCGAAGCGGATCGCCACCTGCGCCCCGTCCTGGCTCGCCGTGTTGCGCAGCAGCGCATCCACCCGCCCCGGCGCCTCCTGCACCGCAATGGCGTCGAGGATGTAGTAGACATCACCCACCCGCCGCATCAGCACCCCCGCCGTGTAGTCAGGGTCAGCTTTGGCCACGCTCTTTTCTGTCGCCGCCAGGTCCCAGAAGCGCACCGTGCGCCCGCCACCGGTGGCTGAGCTTGTCGAAGCCGTCGAAGCCGCCGGCGCCGCCTCCACAATCTCGAACCAACCCCGGTTGAACACCTTCCCCGCCGACGGCTTGATCTTCCAGTTCCCGCCGCGCTGCCCATCGCCAAGCAGCCGTTCCCGGTCCACCAGCGGCAGCGCCATCAAATTCGCCAGATAGCCCGGATCTGCATCGAGCAGAATCTTGTTGTCGAACACACTCGACAGAATGAACGTGAACGACTTCGGCTCACTGCCCGGATACTGCGCCCGCAGCGTCGCCGGGTCATCCGCCCAGCGCAGTTCATCGTTCACCACCACAAACCAGCGCACCACGCCCGAACGCTCCAGCAGCGCATAGCCATCCTCGCCGATATACCAGCCCACGAACTCATGCACCCACCCGCCCACCGGGTCGTCGTCGGGCGTCGGGTTGCACGTCGCCCGCATGTACGGCCGCACGCCACACAGCGAACGATTGCGGCTCAGCATGTAGAAGAACTGATCCCGCGTGAAGTGGGTCAGCTCATCCCATGCAATCAACGGAATCTGGCTGCCCTGCCAGTCCAGCCGGTTCTTCTCATGTTCCATGTGCGCAAACTTCACCGTGGCGCCGCTGGGGAACTGCCACTCCAACAGATACTCCCGCGGCGTCGCCTGCAGCAGCGGGTAAACCTTCATCGACTCATCCCACAGCCCGCCGGGGTTGCGCACCTGCACCGACGTGCGCCGGAAGATCACCGCGTTGAACTGCCCATTGCGCACATGACGCAGCGGCTCCAGCAGCAGGGCGAACGACTTCCCGCCGCCCGCCGCGCCGCCATAAATCACCAGGTCAGCCGGCGACGCCAGGAACACCTCCTGCGGCCCCGCCTGCGCCCTAATCTGAATCTGCGTTGTCTTCTCTGCCATTGTCGGGAAGGTAAATCAGCACCCCTGCATCGGCGTTCGTCACCGCCACATCCGCCTGTGCTCGGGGCCGGTAATCGCCGAGCATCTCCAGCGCCAGCTTGCGGTCAGAATGAGCCTTCGGGTCAGGGTCCCGTGCCACCGCCACCAGCGCCTCGTAGATATCCCGGCGGTGCTGCAACAGCGGCGCCGCCTGCATCCGCACAACCTCATCCTGCATTTCCGGGTGCTTCTCCAGCCACTTGCTGATCACCCGGTCGCTGGCCAACCCCAACACAGTTGTCGCCAACTCGTTTTGTGTTTCCGGCTGGCGCCCCTGCACCGGTGACGCCCGCCATGCAATATAGACCGCCTTGCGCCAGTCCCACCCGCGGCCAACCAGGTCACGATAGTCCTGCCACCAGGCAAACGACTCCAACGACGCCAACAGATCGTGATACGCCCGGCGGCTCTGCGCCTGGCCTGGAACATCTGGACTTGCCGGGAAAATCGTCTCTTCTGCGCCCACAACCCGTACTTTGGGAACCCCCACCCCCGCAAAAGGGTACTTTGGGAACTTTTCACGTTCCAGCCAACCGCGGGCGCCAGCCCGCCGCACCTGCCTCTACCCCTCAATTATGCCTATGCGAAACCTGACGCACCCCTCCAAAAACAGCGGAGCGCATCCTCTCTGTGAGAATGCGCTCCGGTTGCCGGCCACGCTATGCGGTTGTCATCCTGCCCGGCTCAATCGCTGCGAATATGCACGATCTCCGCCGGTCTTTCGATCCACACGTCGCGGCGGTCCTTCGACACGTGGATAATCACCTGCTGGCCCTTCGGCGCCGGCGCCTGCATCAACCCAGCCAACACCTTCGCCAACTCCGTACACACCATCATGATCTGCCGGTTCTTTGCTTCGTCGCTCATCCACACCACCGGGGAACTGCCCACCAGACCCTGCTCGCCGCAACTGCGTCCATCTTATCACAGGTGAGACAAAATCTCACCTGTGAATATCCGCCGCATAGCCCAGGCGTTCTATTGACGCCTGCCGTACAATAGAAATGGCAGCAACTCTCTGCGCCGTATCAACCCAACCCTGAAAAGGAGCGTTCCATGTCTCGCATATTTCCCATTCTCACCCTGGGCCTACTGGGCGCCATGCTGGCCGTCGCCAGCGTCGGCGCCGCGCTTGCCCAGACCGGCGTCCTTGCCGGCCTCGTGCAGCCGTTTGTCGTCAACATCGAGCAGCAGGTTCCCGTCGAAGTGACGCTCGCCCTGCCGATGGAAGACGGCACTGTCATCACCGCCACTGCGCCGATCACCGTCGGTGTCTCTCTGCAGGTGAAGATCGACGGCGCCCACGTGGTTGCCGTGTCCAGCAGCGAGGCAGCGCCGGTCAGCGCTGTGGTCGAAGAGTCGCTACCCGTTGTTGCCGGATCACCCAGAAGCCAAGCTATACTATCACAAACGGTTGCAGGCGTGACCGTAGAGGTGCTAGGTTTAGAGTTCTTGCCAATCGGCAGATATGAAGAACGAGATCCGAAAACCGCCTCAAGTCTGATCTTTTATTCCGATAGTCCACCGGCAGCGGCTGGCATTCTGACCCTGCGCATTACCAATCACACGGACGAATCCGCTAGGATTATTCCGGTGCAGGACGCCGTCGTCGTAATCGCTGGCGAGCAGATTGATCTGGATGGCTACTATCAACTGATTACCAACGACATCGACACTACCTATCTCCCCAATGCTTCCAAGCAGGGTGGCGTCACCTTCCCGATTTTTCAATCCACTTTGGACGCCGTGGCCACTGGCGCTCTCGTCACCTACTACATCAATACCGACGGCCGGGATTACGCGTTCGAGATCAAACCGACACTGACCGAGTAAATCGCCACCGTCCCACAACAAAGCGTTGTCAGACGAAACAGCCCGATCCAGCTGGATCGGGCTGCACACTACTCGATTGGCGACGGAGTCCTTCACAACTGCCGATACACGCTCCCCCGTGCATCCACCTCGATCACCACGACCACCAACTGCGCATCGCGGATCGTGAAGATGATGCGCCAGTCGCCCACACGCACCCGGTACAGGTTGGGGTAGCCGGTCAACTGGATGACGCCGGGGTGACGGGGATTCTCTTCCAAGCGGTCGATGGCGTCACTCAGTCGTTTGCGCACGTCCCGCGGCAGCCTGGCCATCCGCTTCTCAGCCGCCCGCTCCACGATGACCTGCCAACGCTGCGGCTCAGCCATCGAGCAGCCCCTCGGCGATCCATTCCGCCTGGATCTCCGCCCAGGGCCGTGCGTCGGTGCGCCCGGCGTCCAAGTCGGCGAGGACCGCCGCCGCGCGCTGCGCCGCCTGCATGTCGTCCAGTTCCTCGGCCAGCGCTACGAATGCGGCGTAGTCCACCAGCGCGGCCACCGGCTCGCCCTGGTCGGTGATAACGATGCTCTCATCACCCTTCGCCACGGTTGCCAGCAGCCCGGCGAAGTTGTCGCGGGCGACCTGGCTGTCCAACGTTGTGATGGTCATACGGGTCTCCTTGTTGCTGCTTGTCATGGCGTGACTATAGCACGCCATGACAAGCAGCGTCAACCATAGGACTCAGCCCCTATGCTGGCCGTCCGTCAACTGGAGCGGCACGAACCGTTCCGTGCGCGGGTAGAGCACGGCCCAACCGCGGTATCCGTCAGCCTCGATCTGCTCTACCCGCGCCGTGCGGTCGCTCTCCAGGTATGGCGCCGCCATCACGATAATCTGCGCTGGCGGCGGCGCCGCAGGCCGGTGCGGGCGCGCAGCCCACGCCGCCACGCTGCGCTGCGTCGCCCAGCCAGCCACCGCCAGCCCGCCGACGATGCCGCCGGTGACGGCCAGCCACTGGAGCGTCGTCATCATGTTGTCGCTCATGATGCGCGCCGTCTCCTCGCGTTCCATCGCCTGCCGCGTTTCGGCGGCCAGGCGCAGCCGCTCCCGCTCGGTGCGCTGCGCCTCCCGGTTCGCCCACAAGCTGTTGTCCCAACTCAGGCCGCTTGAGTTAAGCACCGGTGCGCCGCACGCGGCAACGCCGGCGGTGATGGCCAGCACGAGCACGGCCAGCCAAAACATGCGCCAGATGGCGCTGTCGTTGTCTCTGTCCATCAAATCCTCCGATACGAACGATACTTGTGATAGCGCCCTTGCGGCCAGGCGAACCGCGTGCGCTGCGATCGCAGCGCCGTCACCACGCCGACGACCACCGCCAGCCCGATGGCGGCGTAGAGCAACCATTTGGCGGCTTCCGTCAGTTGCGGCAGCGTCGGGAACATCAACAGCAGCAAGCCCGCCACACTGAAGGTCTCCGACGCGCCCGCCAGCGCCAGCACCAGCTGGCGTTGGCGGGCATCCTTAACGCATGATACGGTGCCAAAGATCACCCCGATCTGCACCATTCCATTCACGAATGCGCTCACTTCCACTCCCTACCTCCCTGCTGAATTAGACCCGGCCGGAACGGCTACCAGATAGCCGGCCGGGCGGCCGGCCGTCGGCCGCTCAGAAATCACCTGCCAACTTCGCCAATGCTTCTGCCAGGCTGCCCGTCAACATGACGGTCTGATTGTTCCGAGTTGCGATGATGCCGTGGCGCTCAAGTTCGTCGCGTGCGTCCTGCCAGCGGCTGGTGGTCCACCCCAGCCGAGGACAGGTGCGATTCTTCGATGGCCACTCGCCGCTGTCGAAGTGCAGCGTAATCAGCGTCTTCGCATCGTTGCGGATCGGCGTCGGCGCGGGCGCGGGCATCGGGTCGCCGTTGCGGTCCTGCACGACGGCGCCAGGCCGGGCCGCCCGATACGCGCCGTAGGTCTCGGCGGCGGCCAGGTCACGGCGTAGGCTGGCGTTCTGCTGCTCCAGCAGATCGTTGCGCTCTTCCAGCGCCTCCAGGTCGGCCAGCATCGCCCGCCAGTCGGACCAATCCACGATCTCGTCGATGGCGCTGCGCAGCACCATCAGCCCGGCAAAGAGCAGCCCGCCGGCAGCCGCGGCCCAGCGCAGCCCGGTGCCGGCGTCCACGCCCAGCAGCCAGGCCACCACGCCCACCGCCACCAGCGCGCCGATGCCGCCGCCGGCATTCTGCAGCCAGACGGCGAGCACGGCGCCGACGGTGAGCGGCGCTTTGCGCAGGCTGGCGTCCATCAGTTCATTCTGCATGTGGTATCATGGCTCCGATCCAAGTTTGCTGCTTCGATCACCTGGGAGAGACGCCCCGTGCGTCTCTCCCTCATTTTCCGGTGTACAGCCCATAGTAGAAGTTCGCCCGCTCCCGTTCCCCCGCTACCGCGCCGCCAACGCCAGCACCGCCGTCAGCGTCGCCGTCCAGATCAGCGCCACCAGCCACATCTGCGCCTCCTCGTTCACTCCACACCTCCACGCCGTTGGCGCTCGCCACCACGAGCGCAGCCATCAGCAGCACACCAAGCGCCGCGCCGATCATCCCGCCAGTGAGCGCGCCGATCCAGAAATCGCCGGTCACTCCGTCACCTCCACATACTCCAGCCGGGCCAGCCGCTGGCGCAGCGCAACGACCTCAGCCTCCAGCGCATCCAGCCGGCGATCCTGGGCCGCCTGGTGCGCAGCCGCTGCGCTGATCTGCGCAGTTGGCTCGATGGCGTTTTCCAGCAGGCCGGCGGCGTCGCCATACGGCGGCCAGGCATATTCGTAGTCAAGTCCATCATTCATCGTCTGATAACCCTTTCTTGTCGGACGTTGCTTCTTGCTCTTTGAGCGCAGTTGCCACTGCCGCCATGCTGACTTCTTCGGCCAGTTTGCGCAGCTGGTTGTAAAGGTCCAGCAACGCTGTAGAGCCGCACCAGTGGGTCGGCAAAGCGTTACGAACTGCGTCGATAACAAAGCACAGTGCGTTGACCTGTTCATCATCCAACGGCATGACCTCTTTCTCCATGCGATCCAGAATGTTGGCGATGCTCATCAACGCGCGTGCGTCCGTGTACTCGTTCGTGCTGACTGTGTAGGTACTCATCTCATCCCCTTTTTGCTTGAACACTGACACACTGACACACTG